AGTACTTACGAAGATCCTCGTACTCGTCCTTGGTGATTGATCCCCGTTCGATATACTGGATCCCAAGAGTGGTCAACTGGTTGTATGCCACTCCCATCATCAGGTGAGTGGTCGCATGGTTCTTGGTGTTGGTCTTCTGAAGAAATGCCCAGAATCCCCCCGAACCGAGAATTGACCCTAGGATGATCACACTTGCTCTGATCCAGACATCCATGGGGCTTCCTTTCTTATTACGCTGAAGAGGGTCCGCCACCTCCTTCGGGTGGTGATCCACCTTGAAGCGGAGCCGATTTTAGAGCGTAAGGTTGTGCTTGTTTCCAAACTCCCCCGACGCGTACGTAAGGGATCGCAGGCTTCCACTTACCCGCAACGTTTACGTACACGCCGAGATATGTTTTGGCGCTCGAAGAAGGTGACCATGCGCCCCATCCAGCCGAGTTGCGAGCCCTTGCCCAAAAGTAGTACACGGTGTTCATCGCGAGATTGGGAACGGTATAAGGAGCCTTCGTCTCAACCGCAGTTGTCTCCCCCGAGGAATTCAACCCATATCCTAGTTGGTATCCCAAAATCGCTCCACCACCGTTGTTTGGAGCAGACCACGATACTGTAATCGAGTCTACCCCGATTTTACTGAGTGAAGGTGCACTCATCCTACTGGGAACTACGACTCGTACAATATCGATGCTGAATGTCGTAGGACCGCCGAACCCGGATGTCCCAGTAGAGTTGAGTTTAAACGTGACAGTTTGATTTGTCGTCACGTTCCAAGCGCCGAGTCTTTGCCATCCGGCATTTGCTGAATATCGGAACGATTGCCATGCACTCGTAGAGCCATTGACCACATAAGCCCACGGCAGATCGTTATCGAAAGTAGTAGAGTTACCAGAATTAATCCAGAACTCCACAGTACTTCCGGTATCGCGAATCATCATCGTTCCGGTGCCGCCGGTAGCTTTCGTGTGATCAGTCATCTAGCTCACGATCTTGAAGTAGATGTCTCCGTCACTGCCACCGGATGGACTAGCCGTACCCGAGGATATTCCGGCTGCAGCACGAAAGCCAGCTTTACCTACGGGTAGCTGAGCTAACACTCCAGCTAGTTCGTCTCGAGTACGGTTAATCTCCAGCGCACCGTGGCGAACGCGTCCTTCCTCGCCGGTGTCCGGGACAAGAGGATATCCAGCAGCCGATGCTGCATCACCAACAGCCATGTCAAACCTCCCTTCTAAGGCTCTTCCGACCAGGTAGTGGGATCGGCGTCGAGGTCGAACCATGTCGTTGGGTTGTTCCAGGAAAGCCACGTACCGACATTGAGCAAGTCGTAGTTAACCAAGGTCGGATATGTGAATTCTCCAGTGTTGTCATGCGAGAATATCTGCTCCGTCACACGCATCTTGCTGGTGACTCCGTCTTGGTTTTGCAACTCGACCAAGTCGCCAAGATTGTAGTCAATCCCGTACCTATATTGCGAATTCTTGCTTACAGTACCGTCGAAGACATAGCTTGTACGGGAAGCGGACAACATCTGCATACCACGTTGTGTCAGCAAAGGAGCCGTAGGACTATCAATGTCAGTCGCATCCACAATAAGAACACGCCGCTCGAAGCCCGCGATCGTCGGATCGATTCCGTCAGGGTAAACGGTCGATACAATTCCTGTGCTAGCTAACACGTAGGCTACGTTCTTAGCATCCGTGATGTCCGTGATCTCAGTCGTATCCTGCAGATTGTCCAGCTGAGGCGAGAATATCACCGGAGGTAGAACATCCTGGTCAGTCGTCCTGTCGCTCCCGGCATAGATATCGAAGTACAAGACACCCGTGCTGTCAAGTCGAAGGATTCTGAATCCCAGATCCCAAACCGTGCATATCTGAGTCACAACAACGTCGAACAACGTTGTAATGTTTGAGGTCGTTATGGTTACGACATCAGATTGCTCGGGAATTGTAGAGGCTGGCATGAACGGCACCAGATTGATCCCGGGTATGATGTCTCCGACATCGAAAGAACCGGAGACACACACTTCGCTGAAAACGGTTCGCGCGACCTCTCCTGGCGGGAAAGTCCACGTTCCACGTGCAGCGCGGTCATCCATGATCGCTTCGATTGAGCGACCAGTTATCTTGAGGATTTTGTTACCCGTGTCATCGACTGAGTCGTCGACGAGTTCGACACGCATCACATAGTTCGACGAGCCCAGCAAGTCTGAAGACATCGACAACCACGTATCGACTGTGAACAGTCCTCTATTCTGAACTGTGGAATACACATCGAGTTCGAAGTCTCCGTATGCTTGCCAGCGCTCAGTCCAAATGAAGGATATGAACTGATCCACCAAGATCTGACGACGGTTGAGCGGATCAAGAATGTAAACTTCCATCACAACTCCCCGAAGCGCTTGGTGTAGACGATCGACACGGGCATATTCGTGTCAGATGCAAACACTCTGACAGAATTTCCTCCCGGGGAAAATTGCACATATGTTGACTGAGTCGACACTGCGAACAGGATCGAACTTGTCACACCTGCGCGAAGGAGGTTCGCATATTTGCTACCAGGAACCGTATTTATGGTCACTTGGTCGCCTGCGACGAACGAATACGCAACGTCCATCGTCCAGGTCGCTCCATTAGGATCTGTGCAGTACACAGTGAACTCGGAAAGCGTCGTGTTGACGTTGACCGTGATCAACATTCCCGTAGGAGATGTTCCATCGTAATCGACAGCCGTTGGAGTCGTGTCAGCGGTTGTCAACGTTGATATTGTGACCGGAACAGGATCCGTGAAATCGGGATCGTAACACATGACTGAAATGTCGAGTGTAGGCGTCTGTGTGAATATAGATCCTGGATCACACGATTCCACGTTGCCCATCGTCAAATATCCGTCTTCGATGCTGTCGTCAGTGTCGTCCACGAAGAACTTCATGGCAAGCAAAGACTTCGGCCTGAAGAAGCTGTAGACCATTCGACGAAGGGAGTTGACGCTGGTTACTGCTGGATCGGGCGCAAGCCCAAGGGTCATCGTGATATTCCTTGGGCCACGTTGGGCATTCTGCAGCTCTGAGACGTCTTGCCCGGCTATCTGAGATGATGTAAGAGTTGCCTTCACGGGCCCCAGCCCGTCGAAATCCTCAATGGTTATCCCACTGGAGTCCTCGACGAGCTGGAGCGTGAGAAGGCGACCGTCACTCGTCGTTAATTCCGCCTTGGTAAACAAGTACGCCCCTCACTTTCGACACTTGGTTTTTAGTCTGACGGTAGATGTCCGCCGCAGACAGTGCCTTTGGCGAGTAGTTGTTCTGGGTGAAATTCACCGGAGGTGGCGGAGTCTTCGGGCTATTGGCAACAGTGGTGATCACATCGGTATTGCTGGAATATCCCGCGGAGGCAATCTTGGCCGATGCCATGGAAGCACCGACATTGACCGGAGTCGTTGACAGAATATCCGTTATCTGACTTGCGTTCTTCTTGACATTCGACAGATCCAGAACCGGTGTGATAGTCGGAGCTGCATCCACATTAGCGGAAATTAGATCCGACATTCCGGAGATCGTCTTGCTCATGGAAGTGAGTGCCGTGTTGGCCACATTGGCTGCAGAAGTCTCAACCACACCAGCCAGAGAATCTATGCCGTTAGCCAAACCTTGACTCGCCCATGCGCCCAGCTTTTCAGTCTCCCTCGATGGGGAATGAGCGTCTAGTACCTTTCCGATGATGCTGACTACCTTGCTTGCGATGCTTTCGGCTTCACCGAATACCTTGGACGCTTCACTGAGCAAACCACCAGTCATACCATTGATAATGGCGTAACCTAGATTAGCTCCAGCTGCACGAAGTTCAGGCGCAGCCGTATTTATCTGGGCAGTAAGACCATTCATGAACCCAATGATCAAATTGATGCCAGCTTGCGTTATCCTAAGCGAATTCGCCTGAACAGCATTGATGAAGGTGATGACAATATTTCCAGCCGCGTTCACCATACTACCGGTTCGACTAGCGATACCGTTGATGACTGCAATTAGGATGTTCACGCCGGCGTTGGTTAGCTTGGGGACATAGCCAACTACATCCGAAAGCAGAAGTGCCATGATTCGCATGAACGTATTGTTGATCTGAGGACTGTACTTGTTGACGTCGTTCAGAAACTCAAGCAGGATGTTGCCGAAGGTACTGTTGATCTTAGGCGATTCCTGATTGATCGCTTGGATCATGGCATTCAGAACCGTTACCATGGCCTTGATGATGGCAGGGCCGGCGGTTGAAATTGTTGTTGCGAATGCGATTACAGCTAGGCCGATCTCCCTGGCTATATTCGGAAGGAGACCGAGTAGAGCAGAGACAATTCCAGTCAACGCCGCAGCAGCGGCTGTGCCGGCCACAGCTAGAGCAGTCAGACCTGCAGCAAACAGGAACACTCCGGCACCTGCAGCAGCCACGCCAACGCCCATTAAGAGGATCGCAGTCCCAAGTGCAAGAAGCGAAGGCGCCAGAGGAGTCAACAGAAGTGCTGCGGCACCAAATATGATGAACACTGCGGCTAGCCCAGCCATGGATTCACCCAGTTGAGCCCAGGACAAATTCCCCATGGTCGTGAGGACAGGAAGAAGAACCTCAAGTGCGGAGGCAGCGACAAGCAATGCCGCAGATCCTGGTAGAGACAGCTCCATGAGAATAAGAGCAGCAGCAATCAACGCCAGAGCACCGGTCAGCTCAACCAGACTCTTTGCAATCGAATCCCAGGGCATCGAGCCCATCTTTGCCAGAGCAGTCGAAATCAACCCTAGAGATGTTGCCACGATGAATATCGCAGCAGCAGACAACAAGGTCGACGGAGGCAGAACAAAGAGTGCCGCTGCAATCAGAGTGAGAGCACCAGCAAGCTCAGTCATCCCTCGACCGATTGTGCTCCAATTCATCGCTCCCATTTTGCCTATCGCAGTCCCGATCAATCCGAGAGATGACGCGACAAGCAGAACACCTGCGGCTGAGATCACCGAAGATGGTGGGATCAGATAGAGCGCACTGCCGATGAGCGCAAGACCACCAGCCATGGATGTCAGACCCTTGCCGATCTGTTCCCACGAGTACTGAGCGAAAGTACCCATCGAACTTGCAAGGATCTTTATGGCCGTAGCCATCAGGATGATGCCAGCACCTGAAAGGATTCCAGTTGATTCTGTGCCGGCAAACTTCTCAAACAATCCTAGACTTCCCAGCAGAACTGCTACACCGGTAAGTCCCTTGGACATCGCTTGCCAGCTTAGTCCAGACAGCAGCACCACTGCCGCAGCAAGGACATTGACACCCTTTGCGAACGCAGTAAGACCCAGTCCACTGGCGATCAAACCCTTGGGATCGCCCATAAGTCTTACCGTGATGAGAAGCTCTGCAAGGATAACGGTGAGACCGGTCAACCCCTTCGCAAGACTATCCCAGTTGAGCTTTGCCAGACTGGTCACTGCGATCGAGAGAATATCGACTGCGGTAGCAAGCAAGATCAAAGATGCGAACATGACTGGCATCTTGGCCCAACCTTCACCCTCGATGAACTTCTCGAAAATGACAAGAGAGCCCATCAGTTGAGTGAACATTGCCGTAATCGCAACGCTTGCTCGAAGCAGACCTTGGGTGTCGATCCTTGACAAAGCGACGATCGAAATCGTCAGAGCACCAATCGCAAGCGCGATAGCCAAGAGTGTTGCAGCCTTGAGCGTCTTTTGCATCGTCTCGAAAGTCTCATTGAGAGCTTCGAACGATTCTTTGATCGTGTCTACGATCGGGCCGAAGCCAGTGCTGCCACTCGTGAAGTAACTGACGAACTTCTTAAGAAGAAGGATCAGCGCACCGAACAAGCCAGTGTTGACCAGATTTACAACGTCCTGGAAATTCAGACTCCCCAGAGCATTGCTGATGTTACTCGCCAGACTCTTGAAGAATGCGTCAACTCTAGTTACGATCGGGTTGATTACTTCTTCAATGTCGTTCAGATGCGCTACGAAATAATCCCAGGCATCGCTAGCAAGTTTGATCAACTCGCCTATCGGTCCCAATTGCACGGACATGTTTTTGAAGACCTTCGAGGCGTTGCTTGACGCGGTGCCTTCGAATTTGTTGAACAGATCTCCAACGTATGCCACGAGAAGTTGGATTAGATTGATCGGAATAGTCAGGACTTTTCCGAGATCTCCGAAGAACTCAGTGACTCCATTGCTGGACTCTATGATGTCCTTCATCTTTACCAGGAAGTCGCCGGCTCGTGCGGTTAGTCCAAGGAATCCCGCGGAGCTTTGTGTGGCGTATCCCACCAATGATAGGAGTTGACCGCCAAGCTGTTTCAGTACGAATAGAACGATACTGACGACAGCGAACAAACCTGCAAACGTGTGTTGCAGTTCGTACTGAGTAGTTGCTCCTATTTTGAATGCTTCGACCAACTTTAGGAATCCGTTGGTCAGACCGACAAGTTCCTCGGATGTGGTCGGAGGAAAAATGCTCTTGAACGCCGAAGCGACAATTTCAGTGGCTTCACCGAGGTCATCGAAGACGAATGTGAGAGCCTTGATTAGGGTCGCGCGTCCGCCGAGGTTGTCCCATCCCTGGATCAACGCATTAAGCGAATAGATCGGACCAGTAAGGGCATTCTCAGCGGCGTTGTGGACCGCAGTGAATAGCTGAGTCGCCTGGGTGATGTTTCCGAAGATCGTCTTGAAGATTGCACCGTAAGCGGTGGCAACTTCTTCCTTCAAAGCTTCGGTAAGCTGAGTCAGAGTCTTGATCTTAGTAGCTGCATCGACTGCGACCTGAGACTGCTTGTAGATCGCTTCAGCTTGATCCTCGGTGTAGCCCATGGCCTTGATCTGGGCGACGCTCAAATCTCCAGTGAACTGAGAGAGCGTCTTCGTCAGAATCTGGGACGTGAGCCAACCGGACTGGAGACTGTTTCGGAACGAGCCGGCCTTCTTGATGATGCTATCGATCGCGACGCCACTTGCGCGAGCAGTGTTCTCCAGAGCTGTCTGGAATGTCTTACCACCCAAGCCGGCGTTAACAACCGAGTTCCAGTCCTGAAGCTTGACTGATCCAGCAGCGATAGCCTGTGAAAGCTGATACATCGCGGTGGTGGCTTGTTGTGAAGTCGCTCCAGAGAATGCAGCAAGGTTCGCAATGCCCTTGATCGCAGACACCGAGGTGTTCAAGTCTACACCAGCAGCAGTGAATGTACCGATGCTGGTAGTCATGTCGCTGAAGCTGTACACCGTCTGGTTGGCGTACGTCTGGAGCTGCTTCAGAACTGCAGTTACCTGGTTGAGAGTTGTACCTGCGGCAGCAGTGTTCGCAAGGATCGTCTGTGTCGCGTTGATCTGATCCTGATAGGACTGGAAACCGTCCTTGATCGGATCGATCACAAAGTCTTTTGCCAGCTCTACGCCGGTATCGATTATCTTGTTGGTGATGTTTGCCAGAGCTGTGACGCCGATTACACCCAAAGCTGAGAACTTATTGGATATAGAATCGATTCCACTGGCGAGACTACTTAGTGAAAGACCCTTTGCCGCGTCATCGACGTCATCCAGGCCTTTGGTGGCTCCCGTCATCTTCAAGCTATTGTTCAGCTTGTCCAGAGTGGACAGGGTTGTGGCGACACCCTTCTCAAACGCTGTGTTATCGAAGAGCATCTGAACAACGCGTTGGTCGATGCTACTCATGCGGAAGTCACCGCCTTCCAAACTCTGTCTGCGATTTGGTCAAATATGGGTTCCATGGCCGGATTAATGTAATCACGCCCTTGGACGTAGCCTCCGGTTCCGGTCGCATAACCGTACTGGAGCATGATTGCGACCGGGAAATCGGTTTCCACATCCGTGTTCGTCCAGGCTAAGGTGTAAACACCGGAATCCGCTTGAGCTGCGTAGCTCCAAGATCCTGCTGCCAATCCAGTATCTGTAGGAGTAGCTGAAGAGAGAGCCGTAACACCCATCTGGCCACAAGAATCCAATATCGACAGAATGTTCAGACTCTTGACATGCTGGAGCAAGTCTTCTATCGAAGAGAAATCGCCTGTGACTTTGAAGGTGATGGGCATTACGACTCCTTTCTTATGCGGCTTCGACCAAGATCCAACTGACAATCGAGTTGTCAGTACCTGAAGTACTGTGGATCGTGAAACCAGTACCAACAGTCACGTCATGAACAAATGGAGCGCCAACAGTCCCGCTCCCTGCGGACTTGAAACCGACGAAGATTCGTGTATTCGCAGTCACAGAAGTGTTCGAAACAGTCGCGATTCCTGCGGAGGAAAGAGTAACAGTGCCCATTCGAGCATTGCTACCTTCCTTAATCTTAAGTCCCTTGCCCGCAAGAGCGATGATGATGTCGGAATCAGGTGTTCCGATACCAGCAGCACTCTGACGACCCCACGTCGTGTCACGAGCCGCAGTTCCAGCACCGACACCGATGTTTATTGCGCCATCTGCCGTGATTCGGAAACTATCGAAGGACGCAGTTCCCAAGATGTTGGACGACAGAACAACAGCAGTTGAAGAAGCCGGCTGTGAAGACAGATTCCCTTGTGTAGTGATTCCGACAGCGAAGTTGGCCTTCGTCAGGAAATTGAACATTCCTGTGGTCGTGTCAACGACAGCATTCGGAATATTCGAGAACCAGTTCGCTGAGTTCTGTCCTACACCAGCGAACATCGTATTCCAGCAACGGACGTTCTGGTTCAACGCAACGTTAACAGACTTCTGAACACCCGCGGTTCCACTTGCAGTGACTGCTGATTCGAACCGTGGGTTTACGACACTACCGATCGAACTTCCAGACCAGTTGATGTCATAGTTGTTCCCACTTGCGCCACTGCCGTTACCCGCGAAATATGGATCGCTGATGAGAACCGGATTGCCAGTACCCTCGATCGAAATTCCGTGAGTCTTGTTCGAGACCGCACTCAGATCGTGCAGACTAGTAACGATAGCTGCGCCAGTGACACGAATGCCGACCGTTCCGAGTTGAACCACACCGTGAGCGATGCGAGTGGAATATGGAGACCCGTTCGGGCCATCCTCGATCAAGACAGCAGGGCCAGTCGCACATCCTTGGAGATTCACGCCTTCGAAAGTGTCGTGAATGCAAGCTCCCTTGACGTGAAGCGCCGCACCCGTTCCAGCGCCCATCCATGAGATCAAACTCGAAGCTTCGATATCTGATGCATCCTCGATGTGGATTCCATCAAGGTTTGCGTTTGTTCCCGTGGCAACGCCCGCGGAGACAATTTGCAAATTGTTCATCAAAATGCTGCAACTGCCGGATCCGGCATTGCCTAGGATACTGACGCCAGCAGCACAAGATCGAATAATCAGATCTTCTAGAATGGTTCCGTTTGGGTTTGTTCCCGATGTGCTTCCAGCAACGATGTGTACTGCCCAGGCGTTGATGTGCCAGAAACTTACCTGAAGAACCTTTGACCGCTGGACACTTCCGATGTAGATAGCATCCACATACGGGTTCGTGGTGGTTGTGGAACTCGCACCAGCAATCGATAGATTTTGGACTCGGCAGTCATTCTGGGTGATCTTGATCGCAGCGGTATCGGTGAATCCCGAACCGATGATAATCCTCGTGGCTTCGTTGCCGGCGCCCTCGATGATGGTTCCAACAGTGGCTAGAGTGATCGCCGTCGTGCCATTGATCAGATATGATCCTGCGCGAAGAACGATCTTTCCACCGAAAGTCGGATTGATCGCGGCCAATGCAGACACGAACGCCGCGTCATTCGAGGTTACGCCATCATTTACGCCGCCATGATCGCTCAGGTCGACTACCCATGTGTCCTTCTTCACTGAGATGGATGGAGCTTGCGCATCGGGAAGGATTCCGTCGGTCAGATCCGCCTTAGCGGCCAAAGCATCTGTGATCGCTTCTGCGGTCAAGCTTGTGACGGTTGCCATGAAGTCTCCTTTCAGGAAGAAGTTGCAGTGTAGGTTCCATCACCGTTGTCAATTACGGTGCCCCACGTGATCTGGAAGTTGTTGATGTCTAGCATTACCAAGTCAGCAACCGGAGCGGACATGGTGAATGTACCGTCTCCGTTGTCTGTCACGGTAAGATGATCTCCTGTGTCAATCAGATCCATGATCTCTGAAATATCAGGAAGTCTCGGAGCGGTGGAATCAGACCCATAGAGAATGTCTTCGATTCCACCAAGCGTGTCCGAGTCAATGCTCATCGAATCGACGATGAAATGCGAGGTTCTCAAGAACCCTGAGATGTCTGGGGGAAGTGTCGTTATCGTCCAGCTAAAGTCATCAGGGTCTTGACCGGTGCTGATTGTCTTATACGCTCTCGACGAGGGCGATGCAAGAGCTCCGTAGATGATATGAATCTTGTAGCCAGCGGTTGGTGTTATGTCATTCCCTACCATCGTTCGATAGGAAAGCCCAAACGACTGCCGTTTCTGATTTGTTGCGAGGAATCCCGGTCGAACTGCGACTGTTCCGTCACAGACTTCGAATTCGTCGGGGTATGTATAGGCTGTGAGAGTCGCGGAATACTCTTCACGAGTTGCTAGATTCGAGTACTTCTCGCCATCGATGTAGTAGGGTTTGGCGTCACCACCCGTAACATTCTCGGTGATGGCTGTAAGTCCGTTCCAAGGAACACCATCGGCTTCCGCAACATACAAGACCCCTCGGTCAACACCGTTCTCGTAGAATCGAGAGCCGACATTACCCCAACTGATTCTTGACACGATCCTCCTCTCAGCCTGTCGTTCCCAGTGCTGCTTTTCGCTTGGCGTTCAACTCTCTGTTACGGGAAGCTATCTCTCCCGAACTCATCTTCTTCTTTGGTGCGTTCTTCATGTTGACCACTCGAACGAGAGTCAGAAGTTTGTTTAGATGCCAGTATTGGCATTCAAAGGGAATCTGCATCGCAATCATCCAATAATAGATGAGCTCTGCAGTGATGATCTCCCTGCTTTTCTCTTCTGCGCCATCATTGAACCATGTCGCGGTCATCTTCGCAGACAAATGCCTGTTGATTTCATCGCTGTTCTCCTGGGTTAACTTGTCGTAAACCTCCGGAGGAACATTAGGGGTAATCGTCATGGCTTTGATGTAGAAGATGACTTCATCTACAGTCTTTGGCGTGTCTAAGAGAAACGGCTTCTCGTAGAACGACTCCCATTTTGACAGAGAAGACAGAGAATGCTCTAGAGTAAGAGTGAAGTATTCTATCTCAAACTCATTCGTTGCTTCGTTGAACATCTCTGTCATTGGAACTTCGATTGTGAGCATTCTCTGTCCTCCTTTCTATCAGAAGGTGATGAGCCACTCGTCGACGGAAGGCTCCGTGAACTTGTAGCCGATCTGTGGAGCTGCGGTCACTACCGTGGACTCGGTGATGACGATGCTGCCAGTGACGACAGAGCCGTCAATGGAGTAGTCCACACCGGTTACGACCGGGATCGCGATGGTGTGAGTCTCGGAGGTGTACGTCGGAGCGGTAGGCGTGACCGCGGTGACAGTACCCGAGAAGATCGCCAGAACGGCATCCGGAGTCGGAAGAGACGCGTCGGTCCCGACGGTGCCGTACAGGAACCCTTCGAGCGTGGCGAGCGCATCGGCATCGACCTTGGTCGAATCGATGGTGAGCGTTGCGGTGGGCTGGAAGCCGGTGACAGTGACCGGAGTCGTGGTGACCGACCAGGTGAACTCGATCGCTGCGGGAGTGTCGTTGACGGACGCGTAGTCCTTCTCCGACGGGGCCGCGAACGCTCCGTAGATCATGTGAAGCTTGTAGCCAGACGAAGAGTTCAGATCGTTTCCGAGCTCGGTTCGGTAGCACATGCCGAAGCTCTGACGAGGCTGCTGGCCGATCGCCACACCGAGCTCAGGCTCCTGCGAACCGTCGCAAACCGCGAACTCTTCGGGGTACGTGTAGGCCGAGACATCAGCCTCGAAGTACTCCGTGGAGATCAGGTTGAGGTACTTGATGTTGTCCGCGTACAGCGGGGTCGGAGTCGCCCCAGTCGGCTTCTCACTGACCTTGGTGAGGCCGTTCCAGGGGAAACCAGCGTCGTACACGCCGGCATCGTTCGGGATGTACAGAACGCCGTGGCTGAGGCCGGTCTCATATCCACGCTGCCCCGGCTGATCCCAGGTGAGCTTACTCACTTTGTGCCTCTCAGTAGTACAGATTGAATATGTCGTGGTTGAGATTGGTTACCGAGAAAGATCGATTATGTGTGCACATCGGCAACAAGGCGATCTTGTCTGGAATCTCACTGTCCGGGTCGGGGTCTATGACAGTCACCTGGTATCGGTGCGTGTAGATGTACGGCATGCCATCAGCGAACTGAGACTTTGCTATGTATCTCCCGTAAACAATACAGGGATACACCATCTGAATGTTTTCCGGAGGTTGGAAATAGACATTCGAATCTCCGAGCAAACCTTCAAGGAGCTCTTGGAGATCAAGGCGTTGACCCATTGTAAACACCTCCAAGTGTCAGAAGTAGACGGGGAGTCTGGACCTCGACTTCCGAGATAATCCAGAGCTTCCCCATCCACTTGACATAGCGCATGGCAAAGAAGTTCTCGTTGGCGTAAGCATCTGCGACGATGGATATGGAAGTTCCGACAGTAAGATCATCGTTCACTTTCGCACCATCCACAAGCCGGCGTGTATTACGGATGACATCCCCGAAATATGGAAACTCGGTTATGGTATCTTTGTACACGCCGGCTATGAATTCGACAGACTGGCCGTATCCTACGTTTCCGTAGAACTTCGCCATGAACCGACCTTAGCTGTTGTCGTTGGCGCCGTCGGGGTTCGGACGGGTGAAGCTCCAGTACGCCGTCGCGTTGCCGGAGAGCGAGAAGTAGTATCCCGACGCCGGAGTGGCCACGATGGTGATGCTGGTGTCCGGGTCGATGGCGGTCTGCGCACCGGCAGTGAGCACGTTGCCGTTGCCGTCCTTGTAGACGACACCAGTAGTGGCGACCGTGGTCGCGACACCAGTGGCGTAGTTGAAGGTCGGGACTGCAGGCGTGACGAGGACATCAGCGGACGGAACGGTCCAGATGACCATGGAGGACTTGACCTTGGTGAGCGCGCCGGAAATCCGAGTCTCGCCGAGGTACTTGTACTGGTTGAAGTCGATGTCGAAGAAGTCGAAGAGATTGACCTCTCCACCCTTGTCGGCGCCAACGTTGTAGTCCGACGGGTTGACGATGACACCCAGCAGGTTCGCCGGCCCAGTCTCCATGACCTCGACCGGGATGATGTCCGAGACACCCATGGTGGTGGCCAGATCAGCCTTGCCGTTGTAGATCCGCCGACCCAACGTGTCCTTGATCAGAAGCATGTTGGTGAGCGTCGCCCAGGTGGTGAAGAAGGTGGGTGAACCGGTACCCTTGTAGAACTCCATCGACCGGATGACGCCCTCGACGACGAATTCCCAGTTCGGGGTCGAAGTGAGGTTGATGTTCACATCGGTCTTGTAGAGCTCGTTCTCGTTCACGATGGAACGAAGGCCATCACCGCTGACGGTGTTACCCGGGTCCTTGATCTTGTCGGGGTCGTCGACTTCGCGACCGTCTCCGACGAGGATCGCTCGCGCGATTTCCTCCTTGAGCATGAAGCTCATCTCGTTCTTCATCCACGCCACGACGTCGAAGTCAGTGATGTCGATGATGTCGTCGCGATCGAGCTGCTGCTTCTTGTAGACCGTGCAAGGAGTGGTGTACCGCTTCGAGACAGAGAACCACTCCTCCTTCTTGAGGGTGCCCTTGATGTAGCCCTTGGCGCGAGCCTCGTCCATGGTGATGTCCGCCACGATGGACTTCACCCGAGAGAATGGAGAGTGGCTCAGACCGTTGAGGAAGGGCTGAACCCATTCCATCCGACGCTGGTTGAACTGCGGCACCGCGTCGAGACTGCGGTACTCCGGGAAGAGCACATCGATCGGGGTGATGCCGTGCTTGAGCTGCAGGGTCTCCTCGAACGCCGACTTCAGCGTCATGCCCGGCTTCTTGGCCAGCTCGAAGAGAGCCCGCTTGTCCTCCTGCGTGAAGAGGGTATCGACGTGCTTGAGGTTCGGGTTTGCGACGGCAGTCCCAGTCGCGCCGGTGGAACCGGTCTGGTCGAAGATGTTGTGCTTGAGGTTCATGTTGCCTTCGGCTCCTTCCTGGGGGCTGAGGTCACCCTCGCCAGTCTTGTTGGAGTGCTCGGCCTCTGTGCCCGAGTCACCCGCAGAGGTGTCCGTGTCGTCGTTACCGGCGTTCTCGACTGCTTCGCCGACGACGTAGTTGACCATGTCCTGCTGCTCGGGAGTCAGGGAATCCCAGATCTGCTGGAGCGGTTTGTCGGTTGCGTCTCCCGGTGCGTCATCACCCTGGCCGCTCGTGCCGCCGTCTCCATCGGTATCCTCAGCGTGGAAGAATTCGAGACCAGTGAAGACGATGACTTCGTCGTCGAGTTCATCGACCGTGCCGTCTCCGTGACGAACGTTGACGTTGTCGATGACAGCCCCGCGATTCGCACCGGCCAGAACTAGGCTGGTCTCACGGATGTCGCCGTGCATGACCTGCTTGTTGCGTTCGACCAGATTGTTGGCGTAGATCGAGAGATGCTTGATGTCGCCGTGCTCCACCAACTGCTTCGCGTTCAAGCCGCTCTTCGACGAGTTGAAGTATGCGTCGATCCGAGTGCCAGGCTCGGGAAGCGAGACGTGCTTGAGGACACCGTACCCTAGGATGTTCTCCGGGGAATTGTGACCGTGCTGCCAGACGAGCGGAACCTGAATTCCGTCGTTGTGCTTGAAAGCATCCGGCATGATCGTTCGGCCATCAGTGCACTTGATGTTGGCCTTCGTGGCCCAGCCGCTGAAGTCAGGCTCCATTTTGACTGTTTCCTCCTGTCCCTGTGAGTTGTCTCTGTAGCATCGGATGCATTGCCGGTCTTGGTACCGGAGTCAATGCCGGATTCGGCGATCCTCCTGATACGTACTGTTGTTTGGTTGGCATCCGACTATCTGGAGGCGGTGGTGGTGTCGGCATGTTGCTGTTGAGGAGTTCGTCGGCCTTCGGATTCTTAGAAGGCTTCCAACCGATCGCGTTTCGAAGTTCGTTAGCAGAAGCGATCTCGTTTCTCGACAACATGTCAGCGATCTTGGCGAAGTCCGCCATCGGGACGAGAGAGAACGGATTCCTGAAGAACGAAATGGATTGACCTTGCGTCCTTGCGGTCTTAGTCAGGAAAGTTGCTTTCATGGCCTCGACTGCAGCGGTCACGATCGGCTCAATTGTTCGGACGAGGTAGTT